TGTCTTATCAAAAGTAGGTTCATCTTGACCACTATCGACAATATCATCCTGTGCGTTTACTTCAGCATCAAACAGTCTCATCTTAGAACGATCAATACCTAATACAAACCTTTTATTCGTAGTTGGATCATTATATCTATTCTTTAACTGTTTAACTACTATTTGATTAAGTGCTTCAAGTTCTTCATTACTAATGAGGGCAAACATAAAATCAGCAGTGGCTGGTAAGCCGAATGATTCAGATGTGTCTTCAAGTCCAATGTCACTTGACGTAAAACCACCTCTCGTTGTTTGCGTTGCTGACATGATGGGAACATTACATTCAACGGCCAGTCCACGCAACTCTTCTGCAACGCTTTTAATGTAGCTGTACGAGTTAACATTTTGTGCTCCTTTAAACCTACTAGATGCACATATATTTAGATAGTCAATAAAAATGATATCTGGTTTAAATGACTTCTTAATTGCAAGTTCTTTGATTAATCCTCTGAAGTGTGCAGAGTGTGCTGATGCTGTAGGATATTCTTTGACAATTAACTTACCAGAAGTTTTCTTAATGATCTTTGCAATCTTATCATCAAACATCTTCTTTGGTAAATCGTGCAAGTCTTCCATAGAGACATTCATTAGGTTTGCATCAATACGTTCTGCGATACGTTCCTCAGCCATCTCTAGAGTGATGTACAATACATTCTTACCCTGAGATAGAGAACTAGCAGCCATGTGACACATAAACAAAGATTTACCCACACCTGTACCAGCAAGTGCAATATTCAAAGTTTTGGTTGGAAGACCACCCTTTGTAATCTTATTGAAAAACTCTAGGTCGAAAGGAACACGTTCCTCTACCCTATGGTAAAAGTCAAATCTTGAATCTGAATCCTGTAGGTAATCGTGACCCACAGCATTATCAAAAGATACAGCCAAAGCATCAGTTAGAATGCTTGGAATAGAATCAGGAGTTCGGTCTTTATCTTTCCCATCAATAATAGATATGCCATCAACAATTGCATTGTATATTGCTTTATCTTTACAGAACTTTTCAGTTGTATCTAACAACCAATCCATATCAACATCTGTACTATCTAGTGTCTGTATGATTTCTACAATCTTAGAGTGTTCGTTTTCAGTTAAATCTTTTCTTTGCTCAACCTCAATCTCTAAAGATATTTTTGTGGGAATCTTTCTATACTTATCTACAAAGCTATTGATTTCATCAAAAATAATTCTTTCTTCTTTTACTGTAAAATATGCAGACTTAATGAAAGGTAAAACTTTTCTACAGTACTCTTCATTAGCTACTAAATTGCTCAGGGTCGTCCGCTCTATTGTCTGGTTCAATACTACCATCCTCTGCTTGTGCTATAATGACATGATAAAGTATGTCACCAATTAATTTATGAAACTTTTTTCCTTCTAGAATCTCTTTAGAAACTCCATTAGTGTCTAGTATATCATACTCGAACTTTAAGTTCAAGTGCTTATTTGCATTTAATGTTGATTCATCAGGAAGTGTAACTTGTCCATACTTATAGACAACTCCATTATATTCTGTTTTTTCTGTCAATCCAATACAAGTTTGATTTGGAATGTTTTCACTTTCTAAGAACACAAATTTTTCTGTAATTGGGTCTTTTAAAAGTTGAGCTCTAGTTGGTAACTCTGATTCGTTAATCTTTCTTTCAATAGGTATACCTTGTGAATTTAAAAGTTTAGACATAGTGTAAATAACTCCCTAAAATATATTTTGGTTTGTCTATTGGTTTTTCGCCAGCATGAAGCCATGGCCACATTGGTGGAAATATTAAACAAGAACCCTTTTTACAATCAGATGATATATCATGTTGTGGGAATGATGTACTTCCTTTTTCATTATCATCTAGGTATAAAAAGAATACTAGAAACCTTCTTGCAGATTCGTGACTATTCACATCAACATGATCACCAAATTGATCAGTACCATCTGGTAAATATCTTTTCATTCGTAATGGTTCAAGACTGAATTTTTCAGGCCACATATTACCAACAACTTTGCATTCTGTTTTGTATTGATCTACACACCCATGTAGACCATTAACAACAGTTTGAGCATCATCATGCCACTCTTTATGTTTTAATAAATGTATCTGGGTAAAAGACATTTCACCTTGCTGATGCTTTTCATATTGATCTGGATTATTTTCAAACCTTTCAATTAAAGAATCACATAACTCTGGTGATAATACATTATCATATCTTCTAATATAGTTTTCCATCAGGACTCTGCCACTTCCGCTTCCGCTTCCGCTTCTACTTCTTCATCCCCTAAAGGTATATCTGTTGTACCATACTTAAATTCTTTACCAGCAGCTGCATCAAGTAATTGCATTACTTCTTCTGTAAAGTATTTTTCTGGATTTTTATTAATAGTTTTACCAAACTGTGTAGTACCATCTGGTAATTCAATACGAGTTGACATCTGTTTAAAGATACCATACTTAATCGCAAGTTCCAATAGTCCATAGTATCTATCTAGTCCTGTTTCATACGACAGACGAACATCTACCATCTTATTCTCAATAGTCAAACGTGACTTATGATTTTTACAGTGAACAATGTTACCGACAACATCTGTACCATCTTTATCTTTCTTCTTGGATAGGAAGATGATAGATGAAGCTGCATATTTTAGTCCAGAACCACCACCCATTTCTTTTGTAGCGAATAATCCCATAGAGTCATAGGTGTGATTTGTTACAACCATCGGAACACCACAACGACCCAATTTCAAAGTCAATACACGAAATGCAGCCTTCAGAACTTGTGCCCGTGTCATATCTCTTGTTTCTTTACCATCAGAAGTATCTTCTACTTCTTTAGTGGTTGACAACATACCAAGTGAATCCAAACATAACATAATAGGTTTACGATCAGCTTCATTCTTTGCAAGATACGAATCTAACACTTTGATTGCCTGTGTGCGAAACTCCTGTACAGTTGTGACAGGAATAATAACCATTCGTGTGGGATCAATACCCCTATCAATCACCATCTGTTTTGTAATCGCACTTTCAGATTCAAAGTATAGAACACCAGCATCAGGGTTTGCATCAAGAAACGACTTGACCATTCCCATAACGAAAAAAGTTTTTCCAGTTGCGCTCTCGCCAGCAATTGCGCTGATTTTGTTCGCTGCTAGGCCACCATAGATACTACCACTTAAAAGCGCATTGAAAACATAACTTCCCGTGTCTATAAAGGAGTCACAATCGCCTGCCTCAACACCATCACTCACTAGTGCTGCATACTCGTTACCTGTTTGTTTGATAATGTCTTTTAAAAAATCATTCATCATATATCACCCTCTTTTCTATTCTCTGAACGAAAAGCATCAAACCCGCCTGGATAACGAGACTCTAACTTCACCGTGTTCATGTCAATTATTTCTTCTATGTTAGTATTTAGGGCCAGGCAAGCTTGGGCAACATACCACAAAATGTCACCGAGCTCTTTGCGTAAATGAATAATTCTATCTTCATCCATAGACTTTCCTTGGAACAAACACTTCTTAACTATCTCGTTAAATTCACCACATTCGCCTGCAAGACCAGTTGCAGCAGTAAGTAACCTTGCTGGATTAACTCCCTGTTCTTCTAATATTTCTAAAGCTCCAATCATATCAGGCAAATTCTTAGATTGGTCACTTGTCACTTCATCTACAAAACTTTGATAGTCTTTCAATAAGTCCATTTATATATACTCCACATTTAATGTTTGTGTTGGGTTGTGTCTTTTTTCTGTGTCTTTTGGAAAATGGTTTACTGTAGCAGTTTCAATACGAATACGGCGAACGCCATCTGCGGTTACTTCCTCAAACCAATCTTTAGTTTCACTTTTTAATAATGTTTTCATTTCTTTTCCTATTTGATTGCTAACGCACCAACGAAAGCGTGGTTGCGCCAAAATGGTTGAATGTCTTTGAACCCTGCATATGAAAGCATATCTATGATTTCTTCCCAAGTATTAGGTTTCATCATGTTTCTTAATGTTCTTTCTTTATCCATAATATCATCTGTGGTAAAAGACTTTCTCTTATAATCATAATAGTTAAATGTAATCATATCTTGTACAAGTGCACTTTCACATACAGTCTTCTCAGAGAATATAAAAGCACCACCCTCATTTAATCCATCATAGATGTTACTAATAACTTCTCTTC